AGTAGGTGATACGACTGTCTTTCGACGAGTCGTATCCCTCTCCCGCGTACAGAGCGAAGTCGCTAAGAGTAGTATGCGGCATGTTATAATACCCCTATACTACGCATAGCAAAGCCACGCGCTGCGTCAACAGCCGTGGCATGACACCGCGAAAGGAACTCGTGATGCACCCAAATACTAACACACCTGCAAAGTTCTGGAACAAAGTTGATCGACGATCCTCTACCGACTGCTGGCTGTGGCAAGGAAAGCGAAGAGTCAACGGTTATTCTTTGGTGAGATGGCACAATACTCAGATTCTCGTTCACCGTCTTGCATACCAATTGACCTACGGAAGTATTCCCGATGGCATGATTATACGGCATACGTGCGATGTTCGATTGTGCTGTAATCCGTCGCATCTTCTTCCAGGTACGTATCAAGATAACTCCGACGACATGTATTCTCGTGAACGGTCTAATCCCTGCAAAGGAGAACTCCACCATAATTCCAAACTAACAGAGGAAGATGTACGCTTTATCAGAGAACAACGTGTGCATCGCACAATGCTGATCTCTGAGTTAGCAGAAATGTTCCACATATCGTACGAACATACACAACGCATTATTGCTCGTACTGCGTGGAAACATTTACCCTGAACATACTCTCCCTCTGTCGTGTGGGGCATGATACGTCCTTATGCCGGTGGAGGCGTGGTCGATGCCTTCTTCGCGTCTGCCTTCGCCTGCAACTGCACCTGTGCATCGGCACGCTTCGCGGTCAGTTGCGCCTGGAGGTTAGCGATCTGCGCCTCCAACTGCTCCGCCGTGACAGGAGCGGCGGCATCGGCAGGCGCTTCCGTCTCCTCGATAGCGCCGTCTTTGAGCAGGGTCACAACAGCGGTGGTATCGCCTACCTCGACGGGAAGGGGTCCAGCGATGAACGCCTCGCCGGAAGGGTGTGCCGGATCGCGCTCGAATAGGAGCACCTGATGCTCGCCTACCTTGCCGTTATGATCGATGCCCTTGACCGCTTTCACCCATAGGGTTTTGTTCTTAGCCATATCTACCCTCTCGCACGTATAGTATACTTATGGAGCAGTTGTTGAACTCAACTGCTCCTTTGATTCACGCAAGGTTCAAGATCCACGCCGCATTGACATCGATCTTCGAAAAACCCTCGATCTCAGTGAAAGTCATTACCTCAGTCTGACGTGTCACGAACCGTGCGATTTCGTTCACCGTGCCGCCGATCTCGAACACGCGCTCTATAGCCTGTCGCGCATCCAGACCGACGATCTGCGTCGCGCCGACTTCCTCGGTGACACCGTACTGCACGTTGTCCTTGGTGCGGTTCCAGTTGCCCATCGGCACCAGTTCACCGATGCCCATAGGACCGGCGACGACGTTGACCGGATAGTTGGAGCTGCCCATATTGAGCATCAGGAGCTTGATCGCCGTTGCCTCGCGCACTAAGACGGTGGTCAGGCGATACGCGCCCTGATTGCGCTTCACTTTCCAACTCACCCACCCGAGGACGGTGATGATGCCGCCGACCGCAAGGGCGTCGAGGGTTGAGATGTTGGTGCTAACTGCCGGGTTGGTGTTGCCATCGCCCAGGATCAGCACGTCGATCACGGCGGCAACCTTGTCGATCTCCGACTGGATCGCCATGCGCTGAATATGGAAGGCGAGACGGTCGATCCGCATGCGGCGGAGTTCTTCGTAACTCGCTTCCAGCGCGCGACCGTACTTATACAGATTGATCGCGCTCTTGCCTGACGTGATCTTGGCGCGTGGAATCTCCGCCGTCTCTGCGATACGCACCATGCGCGTCTCAGCCGCAGCAGGCTCCGTGATATAGAGCGCCTGGTACACCGTGCTGCCGGTGATGCCCGTCGTCTGCGCGACGATATCGTTCAGCGGCACGGCGGCTTCGAGCAAGGGGAGCGGGCGCTGCACGGTGACGGCACCATCCACATTCCCGGTGATCAGCGCGTTCAGGTCCGAGGACATGTACACGTCGCTGCCGCGCAGTTGCGCGCCGGATGCGAAGGACACCTTGCGCCACTGGCGGGCGAACCACTCGGGGAACAGGGCGCGGTTCTCGTCCTGGAAGAACGTATCTACCGTGTCTGCCTGGATGCCGTGGTCGAGACGGCTTCCGGTGCGGATACCCGCTTCCGCGAGGATCTGCTCGAAACCGTCTAGCCCACGCTCCCTATCGAAGCCGATCTGGTCATCCAACCAGACCGAGATATTGGAGCCTTTCTTGTAGGCTTCTTCGTAGAGGCGATGCCCGTCGCTGCGCGACAGTCGCTCGCGTGCTTCCCCTGGTGTCAGGCGACCAGGCGTGATTACTGGAGTCATGCTGGTGTCTCCTTATCCCAGGTCGATGATAACGGCGGTCAAGGTCGTGTCGTCGATCACGCGCCCGCGTTGCACGGCGACTTCCGCGAGGGTTGCTGCGGCACGTCCGCGCACGTAGCCCTCTGCTGCGGTATCGAGGTCGCCCACGACGCCTGCACCGAGGGTGAACGTCGCGCCGGTCCCTCCCGGCAGCTCGCAGTAGCCGCGCACCTGCACGGCGCACTTGCCATCGCCTTCGACATTGATCAGCTTACCGTGGACGGGGGTCGCATCCTGCGTCAGTCCTACGGTGCGATCTGCCGTGAGACGAACAGCGAGTCCTACTTGAGCGCTGCCGTTCGCCTTTGTCCGGTCGAACACAATTGAGGAATCGTGCAGATACGTTACCTGTTCCGCAAGCAGATCCCCAAAGTCGGTTGTGTTGCGTGGGTTTGCCATCTGAGCCTCCTACGCCCTATGCCCGGTGCAGGGACGGATCGCCTGCGGTTTTTGTGGTTGGGATGGGTTCATCGACGGTGCGCCGTCCGGTCGGGATCGCGGCATCGCCCAATCCCTTCCAGTCGTCGCGCATCTGCCGGATATTCTCGATACTCATGCTCTGGAGCATGCCGCGATACATGTCTGCCTTGAAGGTGTTGCCGTAGGCGCGGGTGCCGTGCGTGAGCGCGTCGGCAACGAGGTCAGTCCGATACTGCTCCCCGTCTGTCGCCTTTGCGCGGAGCGAGTCGTTCTCGTCGAGGAGAGCGCGAATGCTGTCCACGAGCGACGTGGAGCGCATCAGGTTCTTCGACATCAAGAACGCCCGTGCCGCATCGTAGCCCTGCTCCGCTTCGGACGCGCTGCGCTCAACAGGAGCGACGGCGGGTTCCGCTACAGGCTCCGGCGCAGGAGGTGTTTCCGGCACATCTGCTTCTTCAACGGTGGCATCACCGAGTGCTTGCCGCTTGGTTGGGTCCATACTTTCCTCCGTAAGAGACGCAGGGAGGAATAGTTCCCTCGCGCCAAGTAGACGAACGTGGTAGGTGTTTTCAATCGTGCGCGCCATGCGCGACGGCATCTTGCCTGCTTCGATCATCCGTTCTGCTTTGAGGATCATCGCGCCAGGAGTTGCCCCGTCCGCGACAACACTGACTTCTGACAGTCTTGCATGCTCAACTGTTGCGGTGCAGAGTATCTTTTCGCCGCCCTTTTCTTTGGCATACTCTACCCCCGGCCAGTGCATGCATGCATCTTCCCAATTATCCCAGTTCCAGTCAAGCATATCTCGACCGCAGATCGAACAGCGATATTCGCCGGGAATGAACCCGATGCTTACGTCGGATACAAGGTCAGCACGCATTTTATTGATGAACGTGTCAATAATAGGATCAATGCCTTGCAGCGTATAGAAATCAGCCTCAACGGATGCCCGTTTGTTCTCATCTAAAGAAATATACTCTCCGGCAAGAGAGCGCCCTAATGTGTACGTTATGCTCCGTGTGTTGTGACTGTCCTGAAACGGAACGCCGGTTTTAGCGTCTGCTGCATAATTCTTTAGAGAACTTACAGCCATTTTAGTGAAGTAACTATCTAATTCGTTGTTTGATATACGCGCCCTCCAGAAAACAGGCTGATTGCTTTCCATCATTGACGCATCAATACGTTTCTCTAGCAAGGATAATAGTTTCTCGTCCGTCGCACGATAAAGCGATACATGGGCAGGGAAACGGTGTGTAGTCAAGTCCTGAGTATCGCTCATGCCTGTACTCCGCATAATACGTTGTATGACCCTGCTGTGTGGCGCGGAAGATGCGCTCGGAAGGATTATGTCTTACAGTACACGTTCTTGTGACGTGTGTCAATAACGCACTATTACGCGCTACTGGTATCTATGGTCACGATGCTGGTGGATTCCTTGTTTCCAGCGGTAATACGATTCACCGTCTGACATTCTACGCACTTGCGTAAAACGGGAAACGCGCCCTCTACCACCAACCCTTTGTAGCGTATCTGCACGCCCGTTTGCTTCACCACGCCGATAGGCACGGAGCATATCTGGCATTTCCATACGAACAGCGCATCCTTGACGCGTTGCTTGCCGTGGGTGTCTGGGGCTACCCGCTCGGTGCTCACGTTGGATGCACGATGCGATTCCCTTGCGGTCGCTGTATGCGCGGGTCGCGAGCAGGCGTCACGAAACGCCACGGGAATACGGGAGGGGGAGGGGCGGGAGCGGGGGTGTCCTGCTCGTCCTGCTCGTCCTGCTCGTCCTTGTCGTCACGCACTTCTTGCATGCTGTTCTCCTTGTGCTGCGGCGAGGAGGTAGTCCCACACGCCGCGTGTCGAGCCGGGATCGGGTTGCGCGGAGGCGATAGCGCCCGCACCCGTGGTATCCACGTCCGCATTGACGCGTGGCTCCTCCTGGTCCGCTTTTTCCTTGCCCGTCGCGTAGAGCGCGCCCTCGTCCTGACTTTCGTAGCCCTGATCGTAGCGCGCCTTGGCGACCTGCATGCGCAGGAGGTCCACCTGCGTATCGCGCAGCAGTTCCGCGACACGGAGTTCCGAGAAGCGGAATTCGACCTTCGACGCGATACCCTGTGTCCGAAGCGCGAATTGGAACATGCCTTCTAAGAGGACTTCCGCCGCATGTTGGATCGACTTCACTCCGGCCGCGAATATCTCCCACTGGCGGTTCGCGTTACTCTCCGTGACCGCGCCTGCCTGCCCGTGGACGATAGGCACCGTCTTGAGCGCGCGTATCGACCAGCGCTCCAGCACGTCGATGATGCCCTGGATGCCGGAGAGGGATGACGAGTCCACGGTCCCTACCGGGCGATTGATGGTGATCATACTGGTGTGGACGTACGCCTCGTCGGGTTGCAGGCGAGCGTACATGTCCGCAACCTGCTGTACTGCGGCGTCGATCACGCCCTTCCACGTCTCCATATCGTTGGGCATGTCCTCTAGCGCCTCGAAGGTCTGCTGGATCACTTCCAAATCGATGGAGATGTCGATGCGCGGGTAGCCCTGCTGCTGGACGACGCGGCGAATGTCGTGTAAGAGGGCGAGCAGAAAGAGCGTGCTGAACAGGGCGGGGGATGCGAGCGCGCGGCCGTACGGGTTGCCGGGGAATGGGTCGATGGGCAGGTAGAGGATCGTCGGAATGTCGATGTACACCCGCTCGCCGCCGATCATCTCGAACGGACGGAATATGGTGCCGCGTATCGGATGCTTCGTGGCCTCGAAGCGCACCGGCAGCGGATCGGGCATGGCGAGATCCACCGGAGTCATGCCGTCCGGCGCGATGATCAGCTCGGAGAACATCGCCCCGCGCAAGAACGCCTGAATAAAGAGCTTGTTGACGACGAGGTTGAAATCGCCGTACAGCGCCTTGAGGGTGGATATGAAATCGTCGCACGCCTGTTGTGCGCGCAGGTCGATGGCGAGGGTGTTCT